TAGACTATCTTGTAAAGAACCATACTCAGAATGGTTGCTAAAATGCACAGGAAAGAGGCTGCGTTATGTTGCGTAAAATAAAACTATATGGAGAGTTAGCGACTTTTGTAGGTCATAAAGAATTTGAAGTAAAGGCAGACACTTTAAGTCATGCTGTCAGTTTTTTAGTAAATAATTTTGAAGGAATGGAAAAATATATGAATCCTAAATTTTATCAAGTAAAAGTTGGTAATTATGCGATTGATGAAACTGAAATATATCATCCAATAGGACAGCAAGATATTCATTTTGTTCCTGTAATTCAAGGTGCTGGTGGAGGTTTAGGAAGAGTTTTAGCTGGTGCAGCATTAATTGGTATTGCTTTTGCTACTGCTGGAACAGGTGTCGCTGCTGCTGGTGGTTTGTTTAGTAAAGCTGGATTTGCTGCTGCTGGCTTTGGAACTAAAGCTGCTCTTGGTATTGGTGCTGGTTTACTTTTAGGAGGTGTCAGTGAAATGTTGTTCCCTTTACCAAAACCTAAAGAATTTAGCTCAGAGCAAGATCCTAGAATATCTTTCAACTTTAGTGGGACATCTAATACATCAAGGGCTGGAACTCCAGTCCCGATTTGTTACGGAGAAATCATAACTGGCTCTGTGGTTATCAGTGGAGCTATTGATACTGAACAGGTGAGAGCATGACAAAACCAAAAGTTATAAGAGGTTCTGGAGGTAGGAGAAGTCCGCCACCACCACCACAGCCAACAAGAACACCTGATACTTTACACAGTAGGCAGTTTGCTACTTTTCTTGATCTTATTTCTGAGGGTGAGATAGAAGGTTTTGCAACGGCATCAAAAGAGGGACTTTCTCAAGGAACAACTGCATATTCTAATGCTGCACTTAAAGACGTAATTCTTAATGACACACCTGTTTTAAAAGCAACTGCAAACTCAGCAAGTCCAGCAGCAACTGATTTTAATTTTCAAGATGTTACTTTCAAGCCTAGATTTGGAACTGCAAACCAAACAAAAGTTGAAGGCATTGAGAGCAGTTCTTCTGTTACAGCAGTTGGAGTCACAGTTACAGCATCAAGTCCAGTTACAAGACAGATAACAAATACAAATGTTGACGCTGCAAAAATTACAATAACTTTTCCACAAATACAAAAGGCAACAGACAAGGGTGACTTACTTGGTTCTTCTGTTTCTCTTAAAATTTCAGTTCAATATAATTCTGGTGGTTTTACTGATGTTATTAATGACACGATCACTGGTAGAACTGCTGATGCTTACCAAAGAGATTACAGAGTTGAACTGACTGGGTCTTTTCCTGTTGATATCAGAGTTTCTAGAGTTACAGCAGATAGTACAGAGGCAAATTTAGTCAATGCTTTTCAATGGACAAATATTGGGGAAATTATAGATGATGCTAATACTTATGCGAACAGTGCCTATGCTGCAATCAGACTTGATTCAATGCAATTCAGTACAATTCCAAGTCGAAAATACAGGATCAGAGGGGTTAAGGTAAGAATACCAGCAGCAGGGGCAAATAGTTCTGGAACTCCAAGTGTTGACAGTGCAACTGGTCGTATTGTTTACCCAGACGGATATATTTTTAATGGTGTTATGGGTTCTGCTGTATGGACTTCATGCCCTGCAATGATTTTACTGGATTTGCTAACAAGCACACGCTTTGGATTTGGCGATCATATAACTGACAGTTCTCTTGATTTATTTTCTTTTGTTACCGCTAGTAAGTTTGCAAACACTTTAGTTTCTGACGGGCAAGGAGGGCAAGAGGCCAGATTTTCATGCAACGTAAATATTCAAGGCAGTGCGGAGGCTTACGATTTAATAAATGAGTTAGCTGGTGTTATGAGGTGTATGCCGATCTGGTCTGCTGGCAGTATTTCTTTAAAACAAGACAGTCCATCTACAGCTTCTTACCTATTTAATTTGTCTAATATAACCAGCAATGGATTTACTTATTCTGGTAGCAGCTTAAAACAGCGTCATAGTGTAGTTTCTGTGTCTTACTTCAACATGGATACTCAGGACATAGATTTTGAGGTTGTAGAAGATACAAACTTGATAAGCAAGATCGGTTCAAGCATTAAACAAGTTAAAGCATTTGCCTGTACTTCCAGAGGGCAAGCTGCAAGATTAGGTCGGGCCATTCTCTTCGGTGAGGCAAATGAAACTGAGGTTTGTAGTTTTACAACGTCTATTGATAGCGGCATAGTGGTTAGGCCGTCAGCAATTATCGAAATTGCAGATCCTGTAAGAAGTGGCTTAAGAAGAGGTGGCAAAATATCTTCTGTTACTTCAACAACTGTGATAACTGTTGATGATTCTACAAATACAGATTTACCCTCTACAAACAATGCAAAATTATCTGTGGTGCTTCCAGATGGAACAGTGGAGACAAAAGATATAAGTTCTGTTTCTGGTGCAACAATTACTGTCTCAAGTGCTTTTTCTCAAGCACCTAATGTCAATGCAAACTGGGTTATTTCAGATGATACTGTTCAAACACAATTATTCAGAGTAATTACTGTTGAAGAGGTTGACGGAATAAACTATGCAATAACAGCTTTATCTTATGTAAATGATAAATATGCTTTTATTGAAGATGGTTCTACGCTACCGACAAGAACTGTATCAATATTAAATCAATTAAAAGACCCACCAACAGCATTACAGGCAGAAGAAAAAATTGTTGAGATAAATAATGCTGCTGTATCAAAATTGTTTATTAGTTGGCAACCTGTCGTTGGTGTAACTCAATATCAAGTTAACTATAGATTTAATAATGGCAACTTTATTTCTACAACAGTTTCTAGTCCAGATTTTCAAATATTTAATACTGATATTGGAACTTATCAAATTCAAGTATTCAGTTTTAACGCAGCTTTACAGACAAGTTCTACTTCTGCTGATCTGACTTTTAATGCTGTTGGTAAGACTGCAATCCCAGCAAACATTACTGGATTAACAGCAGAGCCAATAAATGAAAAACTTATCAGACTTAGATGGTCACAACCTAGCGAGCTTGACGTAAGATTGGGCGGTCTTATTCACTTAAGACATTCCCCTCTTGTTGATGGGAGTGGGACTTTTTCTAACAGTACAGATTTAATTCAAGCTCTTAGTGGTGTTACAACTTCTGCGGAAGTTCCTTACCTTGAGGGAGAATATATACTTCGCAGTCAAGACTCAGGAGGAAGATTCTGTTCTGGTGATACAAGTGTAATTATTGACTTGCCTGATAATCAAGATGCTTTATTAACACAAACTAGAAGAGAAGATACTGACAGTCCTAAGTTTCAAGGAACTCTCTCTAACGTAGCTTTTGATGCGACTACCAATACAATTAACCTTGTAGGTGGTGGAAATTTTGACAACATCACAGACTTTGATGCTGTTGGCTCATTAGATGACTTTGGTGGGATTGTTCCAGAAGGTACTTATGATTTTGGAGGTGCTGCTGGTGGAGATACTTTAGATTTAGGTGCTGTATTTAGTGTAGATTTTAAACGTCATTTTCTAACAGAAGCATTTTACCCTTCAGACTTATTTGATTCCAGAGGATTAATTGATGACATTACAGATTTTGATGGGGCTACAGCTACAGAAGTTAACGCTGAAATGTTAGTAAGGGTCACACAGGACAACCCTTCTAGCTCACCAACTTACACAGGTTTTCAGACTTTTGCTAACGGAACATATAAAGGAAGAGGGTTTCAATTCAGAGCTAAACTTACAAGCAATGATGTTGCTCAAGATATAAAAGTTTCTCAGCTTGGATATACTGCAACAATTCAAAGAAGAACAGAACAAGGAAATCTCACTGCTAGTGGGGCAGGGGCAAAGGCTGTAACCTTTCAACATCCATTTTTTGTCGGTACTTCTAATACTGAGGGTGGTGCTAATGCTCATTTACCATCAATCGGCATAAACGCACATAATTTAGCAAGTGGTGACTTTTTTGAAATTAGCAGTATTTCTGGTACAGGTTTTACTGTACACTTTAAGAACTCCTCAAATGCATCAATTGACAGGAATTTTACTTATCAGGCTGTCGGATTTGGTAAAGGAGGATAGAATAAAAACAATGTTAGTAATTTAAATGGCAGAACACGATTTTATAATTGATAACGGAACAGGTAGTGCTGTAAGATCGGACATCAATAATGTTTTACAGGCCATTGCATCTAATAATAGTAAGTCTGGTGCGTTAACAACTAACTATGCGTTTCAATGGCACGTTGATACATCTAGTGGACTTTTAAAGATAAGAAATGCAGCAAACAATGGATATGTAACTGTAGGAACAGCAGCAAGTACCAATTTAGGATTGATGCCTCAAGCTGGAGGAACTTTTACTGGAAAGATAATTCATAACTATACGTCTAGCTTAACTATTCCATCTGGTACAACTGCACAACGTGATGGCAGCCCTGCGGTTGGTATGTTTAGACATAACTCAACATTAAATCAGTTTGAAGGCTATAACAATGGTGCTTGGGGTGCGATAGGTGGAGGGGCTGGAGCTACTGGAGGAGGAACAGATGAAGTATTCTTTGAATCAGACACTAATGTGACAACAGACTATACAATTACGTCTGGAA